TCGCAATCGGTCGCGCGGTGGTAGAAGTAGAACAAAACCCAGGACGCAAAGGTTGGAAGCCATCAGGCTTGATGGTAACCGAAGCTAAGTGGTGGGTGTATGTATTCTCGCCACAAGCTTTCATGTCAGTAGAAGTAGATAGGCTCAAGAGATATCTTCAAATTAATGACATTAAACTAAAAGATTTTGTTCCGCACTCTAATAATCCTACCAGAGGTTACCTGCTGTATCCCGAGGATATCAGCAAACTATTGAGTTCGGAATTGTATGACTCTTTGGTTTCTGACAAGTAGTAAGGACAATCTAATTAATCGTAACGAAATACCAATCAATAACGAACAGCTGCACAGGCTTGTTGATGAATCCCAGCCAATAAATATATGGCAGGCTTTGCTGCAGGCTGCACCTGGCGCAGAAGTCATGACGCCATCAGATGCACCAAACATAATAAAAGAAGCCGTACTTGATTGCATGGAGATGCTACGAGAACAAGATAAGTTTGTTATTGACGCAATAATTTATGAACAAATAACATATCCAGCGCTTGGCGAAAGGCTTGGTGTATCTACTCCGCATGCATGGAGATTGACCCAGTCTGCATTTGCAAGTTTAAAAGAATTGATATTGATGCATTCAACGTTAAAGGAGTATGTTCTTAAAAATGAACAGTGACGATTGGTTTCGCAATATATTTTCTAAGTCAGAGTTAGAAGAGCTCAGTGTTACTTATGAAAAGATTGTGTATGATTCCGAGCATGGGCTTGTTGTCAATATTGGTTTGTCCAACGATATGTGTTTAGATTTGATTGATGCGTGGGAAGACAGCCAAGATGGCAAACTAACGGCACAACTACACATGCTCAACTTCATAGAAGGTTTTATAAATTATCTCAAAGATTATTTAAATGATGAACGGAATAGAATTTGACGAATAACTTTTTTGCTGCTAGACTATAAGGTATGACAAAGAAAAAACGCAAATACCATAAGTATGAAGATGGCGAAATCATTTATAAAAGATGGTTTCGCACAGACGCGCTGTTAGAGCACTTTAATATTACAGCAGACAATGTAGATAAAAGAATAAATTTCTGCAATAGTTTGGGCGTTAACCCTAGCAGAGTCTTTGAGATGATGCAGCCTGACTACATGATTTCTTGGTCTACGGCAGACAAGTACGCAACCAAGTTACGGGCGTCATCCATGTATGATATGGCCTGATTGGTTTTTTGAAGAACCAGAAGAAGGCTCTAACGCAAATATGCCTAAGAGGAAACAACCTTCCAGGGTGCAAGCTGATATCTTTTATATAGATACGAACCAACCTTAAGATTACAATCTAAGGTCAATAACAAATCAAGCCCACCCTTGCCACATAACTGGCGGACGGTGGGCTTATGTATCGAGTTAATCTGTAACAGTCCTCTATCAATAGACTTGTTCTTATTTAGTGTCCATATGACATTGCCATGTTTATCAAACTTAGCATTGATTGCTTTGATGCGGCAACCTGATTCACGTTTAGCTATGTAGGTAAATTCTTTTACTGGTAGTTTATATTTTTTTAGATGCGGGATTAACCACGCACACGGGTCGTCTTGACCATGTGCGGGTGCAACGCTACTAAATAGTAGCACTAAAGAAATAAAGATAGAACTAATTAATTAATCTTCTTTATTATAGGTTTCTAAATTATCTTCTTTCTTTTTGCCTTTCATGCCATTGGACATAACAAGTCCACCCAAACTTCCAGTTAAAAAAACAGTAAGGGTTTTAAGCAGGTCGATGAACGCTGCATCGTTTGGGCTTTGTTTGTCTACGGGTTGCGTTACAAACATCAACGCATAAACAAAACCAAATACAGCCACAGCAAATACAACAGCAAGTATTATACCCACTGAAAATATTAAACGTGCGTGTAGTTCTTCTCCAGAATATCTTTTAGGCTTAGCCATAGTTACTCTCCTATTAAATCTTTTGTACAAGTTCCAGATGCTTTGCACACGGGAGGATTACATTCTGTTTTTTCCCAGTTTTCTGGGCTTTGGCATTTATATCTAAAGCTTCCATCATAACCACAACTAGCAAGTAATAATGTAGTTATAAATATAATTCTTTTCATTTTAAACTACTTGACTGGCTTCTCCACCGCCACCACCACGACCGAATGCTTTGTCGTTTGGGTTTGCCCAACGCATAATGACTGGAAGTATTGCAGCAACGGCTGCTTTACCTATGTCTGATGGGTCTGTATTGCCTGTCATGTATACTGCAAGACCTGCTGCGACACAAGACCTTGCGTAAGACATTAACATTGCTTTATGTTTTTTGTTTAATTTTATCATGTTGTTTCCTATCTTTGATTATTAGCTATGAATGCTCTCAATGCAGCTTGTTGTGCCGCACTAAGAGCCCTGCCACCAGCTGTTGTTGCTTTGGCAGCTCCTTCTATTATTTGATTCCTTCTTGCATTTTGTGCCAGTATCGGCAACAGTTTTCTTAAAACTTCTTGTTCATCTAGTTGTGCAGTAAATTGACCTGTTGGTTCAGATATTCTATCTACTATTTTTTGACCGCCTTTTATTCTGCGGGCAATAGTTCCTGGTACGTTAGGGTCTTGTTCAACCAAGTTCCTTAACATGCTTGTAATATATGCGCTTTTGCGCCAATCATCTTCAGGTATAAACTTATCAAAAATCATTCTATTTTGTTCAGCTACTTCGAAAGCTGCTCTAGCTGGGTCATCAACATTCCAGAAGTAAGAGTATCCAGGTGCCTGGTCCATTGCGGTAATGCCGCCCTTAGCAACAGATGGGTTTATCATGCCAGTTATGTTTGGATTTGGCGAGTGATGTAAACCGATATTTTTTGTTCTACCAAGTAAGTTTTTTACAATGCGTGGAGCAACTGCACCAATACCTCTTGCTGCGCCACCCGATAAGCCAAGTAGTGCTAAGTTTTGTATAAATTGTTTTTGTAGTGCTTGTCTATTGTCGGTTTTGCCAATGCCCTCTTGTGCTGCTAGTTGAACTAATGGAGAAAGCAATCCACCAGTTGCAAAAGCATCTGCTATTTGTACGCCTTTACCAATTGCACCAGCAGTAACATCTCTAGCTTGATTTACAAAACCACCCATACCCATAGCAGCTTGTGATGGAATGTTACCCAAACCAAGATTGAACTTTAAACTATCAGGCAGTTTATCTAATAAGTCATCAAGTTGACTCATTATTTGTTTTTCCTTTGCTTTTCTCTTTCTTCCTTCGCACGAGTTGTTTCTGTTTCATCTAATAATAAGAAGAATCTTCTCCAGATTTCTGCTTTTTCATCTGATGGTAATTGCTGAAAGAATGGCAAACCAAATAGACTTAAGCCTGCATTGATTTCTTCGTTTCTTGCATTCTGTTCATCGCCAACTTTTTTAGTGCCAGCAATCTTTTGCATCAATTCAAATCTACGCAATGGAGTTGCGTTTGCAATGCGCGCAACTAAACTTAATGGAGCACCCACTTGACGTAATGAATATACAAATCTGTCAAAGTTTGCGTCTGCCGACTTTTGATTTGTTACAGGAGCACCACTAAAGAATTGTTTATTCTTCCAAAGTTCTAGTGGAGTTTTTGGAATTGGACTTACGCGACCAAGCAATTGTTCTGGGTCAGTAAATAATTCTTCCACCAAGCTTGGTTGACCAGCTCCAGGAAATCCAAGGTCTGGTTGTAGATAAAGGTTGTCACCAAATGGAACTTTAAATGCACCAGCTTCTTTTCTATATGAACGCAAGAATGCACTTTCGTTTTCTTCATCTTTAAGATTGTCTCTAAACTTATTATAAGTCACATATGCTTTTGGATTGAGCCACATGTTTTCTATTTGTAAAGGTACGTTTCTAGATGCCCAAGTCCAGAAAGGAATAATCTGTTTAATAAATCTATCTGCATTTGATATGTCATTGTAGTCAATCAAATACTTTTGTGTTCTTGCGACAGCAGTTGCCGCATCAAATCCTTGTTGAATTCCATCATAAGTTAATTGAAAACGATTCATACTTTCAATAAATGAACCAAGCTTACGAGAGCCATAAATAGGTAATCCTGCGATTTCTGAAGCTGTTTTTAATCCAGGTATTTCTCTAGCAACGATTGTCTTTTTTAATCCTGGTATTTTAGTAACTAACGGTAGCGTTCCAGTTGCTTCTCTACCAAATACACCTGGCCTATCAACACCTGCAGCCTGTGTAATTTCGCCAATTTGGCCAAAGCCTGTTGCTCCAGAATAAGCAAGTGCTTCACGAACTGCTGCCCTATCTGCTTCTTTTACTGATTTTGATAAAAATTGTTCTACCGTTAAACCAGCTTTTTGAGCACTTAACCAGTTTTTGTAAATTATTAATCCTTTAGAAAGATTGATTGGATTACCACCAGCAGCAATCATCATGAATGTATTTGTTAATGAGTTACGAAGATGGAATCCTGGTGTTAAAGTAACATAAGATTTAAAGAATGTATTATAATCTCTTAACAATGCATCTGCTGCACGAACAAATGCTGGGTCATCAAGTCTTTTAACATTAGTAAACATTTCTAATATTTCATTGCGAACAGCAACATCTGGAATTGTTTTTTCATTTAACACAGTAAAACCATCGAGCACTGCTCTTTGAACACTTTGCCATCTGGATGGAGAAGTAACAAGAAAGTCTCTTGTTGTATTATTAATTGCAAGGGCGAGTCCGTTCGCAAGGTCTTCTATTTCTGTTCTTAACAAAGAAGCCATAGTTGGGTCGATTACGCCCGAATCAATAAGTCTGTTTGTGCTTATAATTTTTTCATCCAATTCAAGGAGAGCTTCTTGAAAAGCTTCCCTATCTATTGGAGATGCGCTAGCTAGTTTAGATTGAAGTCCAGCAATATCACTTCTAATTTCAAGAACATCTGTTTTATTCCATAACTGTAATCTGTCTGGGTTCATTAATCTTGCAATAGTACTTTGTAACGTACCGAGTTCCATGCCACTAGGTTTTGTCCCCATTTTAGTTGTGGTGGGAAGCATGCTTATATCTTGAGCTAAGCCGCCAGCTCTTGCTGGAGATGTACTAGTAAGTTTTTCTAAGGCTGTTGCGTATGCAAGATATTTTGCATGATTCTCGCCATAAGCGGTTAATGCTTTTGCGGGGTTAAGTTCAAAGAAATCAAAGCCTAATGTTGGACGAGCAAGGTCATTTAATTGTGTGGTAGTTTCAGTTCCATCAAGAACATTACCAAACCATACTTTGCCTCTATCTAATGTTCTGTCGGTAAAGTTTCCTAAAAAATATGTTTTATCAACACCAAGGTCATCAGCTGCTTTAGTAGCAGCGTCTACATTTTTAGATGCCCATTCTAGTGCTTGAGTGCTTTGAACGCGAGGAAAATAATCAGGAAGCTTAGGAAGTGGTGGAGCGCCAACAATTGCTGCAGCGCTATCTGCTTCTCTGTAGAACTTATCAAGGGTGTCTCTTACCTGGTCATAAACTGCACGTTCTGCAGTATCCAAGGAACGTAAGCCAGCAGCTGCCCATGTGGGTTCTGGCGTACTTAAGTGTTGTGATATATCTTGTAAAATTTGTTTATTTTTACCAGAAGTTAATCCTCTTATTGAAGAACTGGTTATTTTTCTTTGCAAATCTAATGTACCACGGTATGCAGTATCTGCACCAAGCAGCTGAACATAATCAGCAGCAACGTTTGCTGGAACGTTTTTACTTCTTAATGCATTGCGCATTTTAAGAATATCAGTTGAACCAAATAAACCACCTTCGCCAGTAGGAGTTATTTGATTTAATATTTTTTGACCAGCTTCTGACTTAAATAAAGTAAAACGACTACCCGACAATGCTGTACCAAATAAATCTGTAACTTTATTAGTAAAAGGAATTGTTACTTTAGGCCCAAAAGGTAAACCAATTCTTGCACCACTTCTTACTCCAAGTACTCTGGCTGCTTCTCCTCTAATAACCGCATAACCTTTTGCTGCTATCTCTTGAATAAAATCATCAGTTAAAACCCTTAGAGCATCTTGTGCAACAATTTTTTGTCCAGCTGTTGATGCTGCGTCGTCTAGTATTTGTTGTGCAGCTATTTTTGCGCTTGCTACATTGTTTGCAAGAGCTTCTCGAGCAGGTCTACCATACACTCTTCTTGGTGCCGCTGCAGCTGCTTGTCTGAAAGCTTTATCTGCAGCAGATTGTGCTGCTTCTGCCGCTTGTTGAGCTGCTGTTTTTTGTGCCGCTGTTGATGCCGCATCGGCTGCAACTCTTGCTGCGGTTTGTGCTGCTTCTGCTGCTGCTATGTCTGCTGCCTGTCTTGCTGCTGCTGCAACAGATGCTTTTGTTGCACCCTTAACACCTTCAGCAACTGGTTTTACAAACGCACTACCGCCAAATGTTGCGTATGTTGCGGGGTCAGTAAAAACGTCATAAGAAAAGTCGATAATACCATCAATAATTTTATTGCCGGTTGATGGCACATATGGATTATCGGATGCGCTATATGTAAAATCTTTCGTTGCTTTTTTAATATCACTAAAAGATGGTGAAGTAGTTCTTGCTTTTTGTTTTACTAAATTTTCTTGAATTGATTTTATTTCTTCTGGCGTTTTGGCAGCATCGATGCCAGGTATTGGTGTATTTGCAACATCGATAGCGTTTTTAATAACATAATCACCAGGTTTTGCTATTGGTAAACCCGTTTGTGAATGTACTGGAATATAATCGGTTGCTTTATAAACTTGTGCTTTTTCTCTTAATACTTTTTGTTTAAAAAAATCAATAGCTTCTTCATTTACTGAAAGAACAAAACGTCCTCCAGTTGTGAGCCCACCAAGTGCTGGAGCAACAACTGTTTTAATTGGTCTAAATTCTGTTTTTCCAGGGATAATATCAACATTAAATATTTTTGATAATACACTTTCTTTTTCTTTGCCTTCTACTATATCTTGTACAGTATCAACTGGAACTCCTGCTTTGATTGCTTTTTGGGTTTGTTCACGCAAAGACTTATTTGCCTCAAGTACGTCTGGTGTGGTTGATATTGCGCGAGGCACTTGTACTGGTCCAACTTTAACTGTTCCCGAAGGTGGCAGCGGAGGTTGACCAGATAGTAAACGTGACAATGAAGATTGTGTAGACGCTGGTTTTGGTGCAATTGTGGTTGGTGTTGTTTGCGCAGGCACCGTTGTAGACGTACCGCCTCTAATTAATTTAGACAATGCAGATTCCCTACCAGGAATTGTCGTAGGCGGAATTGGTGGCGTAGTATTAGTTGATTTAATTGCCATTATCTAAGTTTCTTGTCTTTTAAGGTTTGCCTTATTTTAACTTCGTCCCTAAATGGTGTTGCACCTGTGTTTAAAAATTTATTAAATACGTCTTTTTCTATATCGCTAAAGCCACTTCGTATTTTAGAAAATTCTTTTTCAGAACCTGCCATGTATCCTGCTGGTGCGGTTTGAGACAATTGTTTAGCACGTGTTACTTTAGGTGAAGAAAAAATTTTTGACACAGCGGGGTTAGTGCGAAAATCAATCGTTCCAGCAGTAAGGTCTGTTTTTGACCCATACTTTAGTTTAGGGTCTGGTAATCCAGCTCCATAAAACTTATCTTTATTTAATAATGTTTCTTTTGCTTGCAAACTTTTTGAGTATTCACTAAATAACTTATTTGCTTGGTTAACTACATCTGTTTCATTTAATCCACCAAATAGAGATTCGTCTGTTAATGCATCATTTCTAATTGAAGTAATAACTGAATCTAAAGATATTCCTTGTTGTGCTGCTGCTGCAATATCTTTAATATATTGATTTGAACTATTTAAAGCTGATAAATAATTTGGAGCAGCTTTTTTAACAGCTAAATCAATAGCTGGTTGACCAAGAACCAAACTTGCATACGCATCAAAATCTGCATCAGATGCCTTTGGTGGCTTAAATGTCATTGGGAAAAGTGCGGCAGAAGCAGCAGCTAATTCCTTATCAAATGCATCTTGAATATCTTTTTTCTTTGCGCCTGGACGAGCAGCAGTAAACTGTGTTTCAAATGCTCGAGCACGCTCTGGGCTTGCACCAGCTGCTATTAGTCTTTGTGTAATGTTAGTTTTCATTATTTGAACTGCGCTGCTAGTTTAGGATTCTTACGCTTAAGTTCTGCAATTTCTTTTGCGCTCAACCCAGTTCCATCTTTAGTAAGAGCAGCAACTTGTTTTGGATTCAACGCTTTAATTGCTTCTTTGAACGATGAGAACTCTTGTGCTGCTGTTTCTACCCTTTCAGCACGAGGTGCTGGGCTTGGCCCTACGCGAGGAACATTAAGGTCAAGTGGTCCTTGTAAAATTTCGTCCGTACCAGTACCCGTACCTGTGCCATCACCTGTGCCACCTGGGCCTTGCGGGAACAAACCAGTGCCAATTAACTGACCTATAGCGTCTTCTAGCGCTTGTCGACGAGCATCGGCTTGTTGTTGTGCTTGCAGTCTTGCTGCGCCTGAGCGACTAGATAGTTCAGCTAACGCCTGTAGTCTTGACTGCTCTAAGCCACCAGTTGCTTGGCCATATATTGCCTGTAGCTGTGCTAGCTGTGAAGCAAGTCCCATTTCAGCTTCTGATTGACGTGACTGTTGTCCTGCTGCCTCACGTGCTGCAAGTACGTTTAATAATTGATTATAGTTTGATGCGCCACCTGCAGACTGAATATTAGCAAGCGTTGCTGCTTCTTGTGCAGCAGCTGGGCTTACACCTTGACCCGTCATGTATTGACCAAGGTCAGATTGTGTTATAGTTGGTCTGGCACGTTGTGCTTGTGCAAATGCAGTTGGTTGATTTCGTGCCAAATAGTTTTGTAAATTAGAAAAACCAGTTTGAGTTAAACCAGTTGCCTGCCCTTGGCGAGCTTGAAGCTGTGAAAGCAGTGCTGCAACTTGTTGTCCAATAAAGTCTTGACCAGCTCTTTCTTGTGCTTCTATTTCACCAGATATTTCTTTTGGTACACCTAAACCAAGTTGCGATTCAAAGTATGCCTTTTGTGCTGCTGCGCCAGCTTGTTGTCTAGCTAATGCTGCTGCATTTAAATCTCGTTCAGTTATAAATTTACCAATATCAAATTCAAGTTTGCCTGCGGTAGAAGCTGCTCTAGACCTAGCTGCCGCACCTAAGGCATCGTAATAACTTTTAGGTACTCTGCTGCCACTGCCACTGCCGCTGTCACTGTCGACAAGGCCTAGGCCACTAAAAATATCAAAATCGTAATCATCATCTGCTTGTTGCGGTCTATTTCCCGTGAATGTAACAGCCATTTTGTTTACCTTAACCTTAATAACGCTTGTGCGTCTTCTGATATTTGTCTTGCTTTACTTCTCTCTAAATCAGCTAAACCTGACTCAAACCCTTGTTGTGCTTGTGTTGCGCCAAGGTCATACCCTCGTAATGCACCAGCTAAATCTTCTCTAGCGTAACCTAGGCCACGCTCTCTTTGTCTAGCATAGTTCTGTAGTGCCTGGTTGTAGACACCCGAACGTACGTTCATACCCTGCAATCCTCTGCGAGCATAGCTGCTAGTAAGCTTGGGCACTTGCCCTAGGCCGCCACTGGCAGTCCTACCAAAGGCTGCTTCTTCCATCTGCTGAATAGGGCGTTGACCACGTGTTTCAGCCAAATAGCGTTGATAGGCGTTTATCGCTGCCTGTTGAGCGTATTGGTCAAATAGGCTTCTTCTAGCCGCTTCATAAATACTTGAATCAAATGCCATTTTATTAAATCTCCTACTTATATAGACAAAACATTACTTAAGATAGTCATACCACTTAACAACGGCATATCTTATGCCCTTTGTTACTGGATGAACCTGATGCATGTAGGGAAAACCCGACGAAAATACTACTATTTCGCCTGCTTCTGGTTTAATTTTAAGATTAAACTCTTTAAATTCTAATTCCCCACCTTCAAAATCATCATTTAAAAATAAAGATAATGATACTACTCTTGGAAACATTGGATGGTCGTCTATATGATTATGAAATTTATTTCCTTCTTCATAACGCAATAGAACGGTGTGATGACTTACCAGTGGCACTATGCTGTATCTGCCTCTAAAGTCTTCTATAATCGCATCCAGGCCCGTCTGAAGGGACTCTGCAGCCCTACGTAATGGGTCTTGTGGATGGCAACTAAATTCTTTATCAGTTATAAAATAATTATAACAATTTCTTGCGGCATAGTCTACACCTGGTTTATCATCTTTTACTAATACTTCTGCTGGCTTCCATTGTTTAAACATTGCATTTTGAATTAATCCCTTTAGTGTGCGGGCTGATTCTCTAGCAATCTTATACTTAACAATTCCTGGTGCTAACTCTATTTTATCTAAAATTGTCATATCTACTATCTCTGGTTTTGAGTCTGTTAGATGTCCAAAGAATTCATCGTAAAATCTTAATATCACTGAATAGTTATGACAGTTACAAACTGGTTGGGCTATTGGGGCATCAGGCATTGCAAAGTAGCGATTGCGATTAAAGAACCTTGCATCACCATCTGAACCATACTTATGAAACCCGTCTTTATCTGTTTGAATCCAGTGGTCTGGTTGTGTAAAGTGTAAAAACAATACTGTTGTGTGTGCAGTCTCGTCTTTTGTTGGATATGGTGGCCTTGCATGCATATGCTGTTGACCAGCAAAGATAATTGCATCATTAGGATTTTGTTCAAAGTGTTGACCTTCTACTATTAATCCCCAGTTTGCAGTATTGTCTATAGTTATATCTATTGTTGTTTGCGTGCCGTTTTGGTCGGTGTGTTCCCAAAGGTGTGGAACACAACCATTCTTTCTTTGATATCTTACAGCAAAAAAGTATGCTTTCTTTAAAGAATCATCTTTAAATATTTCTCTTGCCTTTTGAATGCAGTGTTCTTCAATGTCAGCATCAAACTGTACTGGTGCTTCCCATCTGGCAAGCATGGTATGAAACTCTACTTTGTCCGTACCCATTCCAGTTTCTGCAACCGTTTTCTTAACACGGTCGAGCATGTGTTCTGGAAAGAAGTTTTTAATTATCTTTGGTTCAGATAAGACTTCTGGCAGTTCAAATAAAATTTCTTTTGTTAACATTACCATTTACCGATTGGGCATGTTGCTTTTTCTAGTTTAACTTTCATGTTCATAAAACATCCACACTGCTTGCACTGTTTGGTTGCCTTAATTAATTCAGGACAATCCATGCACAATGACATTCGTGTGCTTTCTATGTCTTCTGTAACCTTTGGGGCATTTGGATTTAACATGTCCCAAGGTTTTGTATCGCCTAACTTTTCTTTATATTTTTGCCAAGCCGAGGTCATGGTTTTACGAATTCTCCGTTGACGTATCTGTCGCCCATCTGCACGTCGGCGTTCTTTGGATATTGGACGATTACTGGATTAGACTGCAATACAGCAATGAAATGTTCGTTTTGTGGCGGAATGCGCATCATGAAAGCGACCTCTCCGTCACAAACAAAGGCGAATGGTATAAGCGTCGTTGGGTCAATGTTCGGTATCGGTTGTATCTGTTGTTGCATATTGCTCCTTCGTTTATCTATTCGTAATTAACCCAAACAATCGTTTGGCAGTCCGTAGTTACAACCGACGAATAATCCGTATGAACAACATCCGTCGCTTGTAAAGTATGCCTCCCAGTCACCATAACGGTCACCGCAAATTTGCGGAATGCATTGGTTGTAACTGTATTGATACACCCACGCACCACCAGGAGGTGCACCATAATCATTACAGTTAATTCCTGCACATGGGTCTACTGGTGGAGTAACTGGCGGTGTAACAGGCGGTGTTACAGGAGGTGTTACGGGTGGAGTAACTGGCGGCACCACTGGAGGAACGACAGGTGGAACTGCCGGAGTTACCGAGTTAGATGCTGCAGAGTATTCGCTGTTTGCGCCGTAAGATGTTTCTGTTCTAACTTGAAAGGTATAAGATACGCCGTTTGTTAAACCAGTTACAGTAATTGGAGATGCTGAACCAGTAGCAGTAACGTTGTCTGGAGTTGATATTGCACGGTAAGTTACAGCACCACCCTTACCCGTGTAAGATGGCACCGTAAATGCAACAGTTGCCTGAGCATTGCCGCCTGTGGCGGTTCCAATGGTTGGTGTTCCTGGAGCACCACCGCTACCTGCAATTACGTTTATTAGCATTAGGCTGCCAAGTCTCCTAAGACTACCCAACTGTTGGATGACCTTTTAATCAAAACTGCCGAAGACCATTGTGCACGTAGTTTTAATCCTGGTGTTCCGTTTAATGTTACACCTGAACCAGCAACAAATGTTGTTTGTCCTGCGCCAGTTTGAATTACTACTATCTGTGTTCCGTTAGCGAAGTTCACGGATGACTCTGGTGGTATTGTAACGTTAACGCCAGAAGCATCATTCTTTTCAATTATTGTTCCGTCATCTGTTAATTGAAATGTATAAGCGCCAACAATTGGAGTTGGTGCAGAGTGCGCAATTACGTTGCCAGTCAAATTTAATGAAGTTCCCGTAGCAACACCAAGTATTGGCGTAGTTAAGCTTACTGAGGTTTGAATTTTAGCACTAGTTACGGCGCCTGTAGCAATCTTGGCAGCTGTAATAGCAGTTGCTGCAATATCTTCTGTGTTGATTGCTCCAGCGTCAAAGTTTGCACCTGTTGATAATCCTTCTGCAAAGTTTTTTACTGCGGTAAAGTTTGCATTCATTTCTGGTGCATCGATTACCTGACCGTTAGCAAATGAATTGGGAATATTTAATGTTGCCATATTATTTCGAACTCCTTATTTTGTTGCATATTCTGCTAATATCTTTTGTCATAGAGAAAGATTTTAGCATACTATTTTTGGCTTCTTACTTTTCTTCTCTTGTATTTAAATGCAATTGAGTTAATACCCCATTGTCTACCAATCGTATCGGTAGTGTTACCTAAGGGACCTAAAAATTCTAACTGTACAGACTTCGCCCTTTTAAGTCTACCACCTCGTTGTATTCCTTCTTTTAGGTCACTTGAACCAAATTCTGCTGTTCCAAATAATCCAGTTCCATATATTCCGCCGTCTGCAATTGGATTTAAATCAAGAGTATGAGATGTTACTTTTTTATCGCTATTAAAGTCATGATAAACATTTACTACTATTTGTGTAGTTTCATCAACAGAACGTACAACATAAAGGTTTCTTACAAACGTTTTATTTTGCACGTAGCGGTCATCATAAAACCACGGAGTGGTAAAGTTGGTTGTAAAGTCTCCAAGGTCATCACCTTCTAAGATGTCATCGTTTACATTTTGCGGAATATTATTAGAAGCTTCAAATTCATCTACATACATAACATATTTAAAATTTTCATCTGGGTGAATTAACAAATGCCAGATGTCACCAGTTGAATCATTCCAATCTATTCCCGATAATAAACCATATGGTGCTATTGCAGATGGTGTTGCGGCATTTGCAAATGATGCCGATTGATACATGGTGAATGCGCCACTTTGGCCAATTGACGGGTCAAATATAAAGTTCATATTAGAATAATCAACTGCGGTGCCAGTATTTTCAATGTCAAAAGGAGCTGACATCCACATTCTATCATTGACATATGACATAGTTAATACGTCTAGTTTTTGAGCATTAACTCTGTTTGTGTCTATTATCGGTTTTAATCTACTAAATAAATCTTGAATACCATTGCGATTATAAAACATTACGCCTTGTGGATAACTAAAGAAATATGCTCCGTTATTTCCTTCAACTACGTGTTGTGGATATTTGATTCCAACGTTTGTTGATAACTCTACAAGCTGAAATGAGTCAGCATCGTAGCCCATTAATAGATACACTGCTTCAGGTTTAAATATTAACAACTGGCCGTCAACTATTGCTAATCCCGTTATGCCATCACCACCAGCAATGATATCTATATAGTCGTCTTGAAACCAATCTTCTGGTCTATTTTCGTGCGACCAACGCAATCTATTAGGATGGTCTTCTAGTGTTGGTGTAGCATCGTTGTTTAGTTCTTTTGTATTAGCGCAAAACAGTTTGTTTGCGTGAGCCCTAACAAGTTCTGACCTTGGCATAAAGCCACCAACTGGAGTTTGATAAGGCTGAAACGTTGGACCAGATGCAGTAAGCGCAACAGCATAAGCATCGCCGGCATTATACTTAAACATCTGACTAGCATCTTTGCCGACTGCTATATATATTGTATCAAGATATTGTGTAACGCTTGCGCCGTTGGTTGACTCTACTGCAATGTCAGTTGCAACCGCATACTCAATTGTTGAAAAGTCTGAACCAGATGATTGATACACTTTACCATTTGTTGCGCCATCTTTACCAGTATTTAATATTATTCTTGGCGAAGAAACATCTTTATAGTTAAATAAACCTTTTGGTTTCCAGTTTCCACTTACTTGTGTTGGATGCTTTTTTTTGTACCCGGCACGTGAAAAAACGCCACCACGTGGGTCTACGTCAAGGTTTAGTACAAAAGGAGATTCATTATCTTTTAACTGAAACTGGTCTGCACGAAAGTTTAATCCGCCAGTAAAGTCCCTTTTTTGGTCAAAAAGAATTTGTGCCATATTATAGAGCTATTCCTCCAGGATATGGACTGCCTGGTATTACTCTCATTCCTGAACTAAACGGCGCAAAGTCGTAAGCTTGAAGTTGCAGTCCACCTGACATAATTAATTGTCTATTGCTCGATGGTGCGGTAAGTTGACCTTGAATAATAGCAACTGCTTTTTCAAAGCCTCGCATGTATTCGTTTGCCATTTCTGTATCTTCTTGAAACTGAAAGATACGAGCCATAACATAATTTACTAACGGCAATTGCATTTGCGGGTCAATGTCTATTGGTAAGTTTTCATCTTGAAACCAAGTTAAACTTGGAATTCTAAAACCACGAATAGTCATACTGTAGACTTGGTCTGGTTTTGGCCAAAGATTTAATTGATTAGCCCATATAGAAAAGTATGCGGGTGTTTCTGGTTGGTCAGAAGTTCCAACCCAAATTGATTCACATCTTGCTTGGTCAAGATATATTAAGGAATTGCCGCCATCAGTATTATTGACTACCGCAATTAATTGTTGAATATCAGTTATTGATACTGTTGCTATCGATGGTAAAATTCTACCAAAACTACCATAAGCTCTTTGGTTTACAGTTGTAGTAAAACCATATGTTGATTGATAAAAGGGATAACGATTACTTAAAGCTACAATCTTTTGAAAACCCTCTTTGATAAAACCATTAACTAAATCAGTTGATATGTCGTCGTTTTCATCAAGGCCAATATCTAAGTCAGAAAGTTCACCGACAAAAGTACGCATTTGTCCTAGTGTTAAATTGGGATTAGAAAAATTTATAGCCATTTAAAACTCCTTATTCTTTGGGGTCTAAGGCTGCGTCTTGATTCTCGCCCATCTTTTTAAGGCCATTAAGATGACCGATACAATAATCTGTACCTTTTGCTTTTGGTGCTTTACATTCTTCTTCTTTTGAATTCATTGCTTGGCATAGGCCATTCTTGTAGTGCACGCCGCCAAATGCAACACCAGATGGAGGAGCAACCTCTACACCTTTACCGTGATAATCGGAACGAGCATTACCAATGTGACGTGCGCCTTGTACAGAGCCATAAGGCTGTGTGCCTGCTAGTCCTTGACCTGAGCTTTGTGTTTCTTTATTCATATTGTTTCTCCTTCGTAAAAATAGTGTTCTAAGTAGAACATGCCGCCAAGGGTCCTTCCCCCTGGCGGCACGTATCTTGTTTGCAATTATTATTGGTTATCGCCAACAAATATGCGCTTCCATGACAGAGTTGAAAGTCCGCCCTTTGCAGTAATCTTGGCTGCATTTTCAGCAACGCCACTTACTCCAATGAAACCGTCTGCCGATGGTGTAACAACGCCAAATACTTGGGCTGTGTTCAATCCATCAACTGAAGATGTTCCGTGGTCTGGAGTATCAACTGCAACGCACTGTGTTTTGGTTTCAGTCGTAGCACTCAATGGATAGACTGAAACGAACTGAATTGCTGTTGGCGTTGTAGCCGATGTTACTGAAAAGGCTGCGCCCTCTGTTGCACCGTCTGCATCATAGACAACGTTGGCTGAAAACTCGTAAGTTTCGCCAGCTTTGCCATACCAACCAAAGTCACCAGCATCAAGTGCTGCGTATGTGGTTCCGAGTGTTACGTCGGCTGCAAGAACGTTGGTGCGTTCTACAATGAATTTATTTTTCGTTACCATAGTTGTATGTCTCCTTGCCTTTCGGCAGATACCTAACTAATGTTTTTATTAATTAGAGTTTGTTTGTTTTTATTATAATCGCAGGTGGAGGAAGAGCTGCCCGAAGGATGACAGCCTTTAAACTTCCCCCACCAACGAAATTTATCACGCGTCAGCGGTTAAGAAACCTTGACGATTACGGTTGCTGCAAGTCAACTGACCATAGGCCAACACGAGGGCGTAACGGGCGTCTACGCCAGCTACAGTGCCGTTCATGAATTCCGTGGTCTTGAACCAATAGCCATTCAAGCCGGTAAGCTTGAGGTACTTCGTGTTAAGGAAGTACATTGGCGCATCAGTTGCGTCAACGGCCAGCTGAAGGTCAAACACGATTGGTGTTTGCTTGAACATCAAGTTTTGGAAACCAGCATTGGCTTTTGCAACGTCCTGGTAACGAACTTGGTTCGTCAACAGTGACTCGTACTTTTCAAACAAGCTAGTGTTCGTGATAATTAAATCAGGAACATCTGAGCCCTTTGAGGCACGGTTGTACACATCAGCCATGGTTGTAAGCGCAAGAGTTGCGCCCATGCTTGTTGCCTGGGTTGGATTCCAGAACGAGTTGGTCGATGCATCAATGCCACCGACTGTGTTGTTCTGGGTTCCGATGATGTTGCCCAAACCGTTGAAGTCAGGACCTGCTGGTGCAACGCTTGGTGTACCGAAGAGTTGCTCGTTGAGCGTTGTCTTCAGTGACATTTCAGCTTGCATTATCTTTGCATTGAGCAGTTTGATAATTGCCTCGGTGCCACGGTTCTTTGCTTCTTCAATACCGCTGATTGCGATAGAAGCAGCCATCTGCTTCCAGTCGTATTCTGCGGCTGAGATGCCTTCCTGTGGGGTAAGGTCAATTGCATCATAACCTGAGTACGTTGCAACGGTATCGTTAACGGCGTACATCAATGGTTCGATGATTTGTGTACCACCCTCTTCAACGCGAACTCGTCCCGCTGTGTTGAGGTGGTTAAGAAGGACTAGGTCCTTGAAAATGTTATCTACTAACGTCGGCTGATAGTTCTGCAGCGTAGTGGACAACAGTGAATTAAAGTCGGGATTACCGGCCATGTTATTCTCCTTGTTGTGGGTTTATAAGTTGAGTGTCTTTTTGGCCTGTTCATAAGCTTCAAAGACTGACGTTGGTTTAGCAGCTTTGGCGCCGACTGTGTTTTTGTTGGCAGAGCCACCAGAAACCACGGATGCTGAACGTTTTGCCTCGACTCTAGACTGTTCTTCTAAAAGCTTTTTAGTAGCTTCCGAAGCTTTAGAGTAAACTTTATCGAAAGTAATCTGCTTAAAGACTGCCTCTAAATCGTTTGACCCTGTTGCTAGTGCCTTGGCTACGACTTCATCTGCGTTAAAGTCATCACCGTACTTGCCTTGCAAAGAATCGATAGTCCTAGTCAACTCATCCATTGCTTTTTGTTGTTCAAAGCTTGCGATGCGTTGTTCTAAGTTTCGAAGTTGTTTTTCAGCTGGGTCTAAATACTCTTCTTCAACCTCTTGGTTTTGGATTGGAGTCTTTATACCATAATGCTGGTTTAACGCCTGCAAGGTGCCTGCTGGGTCCTGTTGCAGAGATTCTGCTAAGGTTGTAGCAAACTGTACTTGCTTTCTTTGTTCGCTGAGTTCTTGTGTCTTGCGGGTATAATCCGCTTGACGCTGGTACCCAGCTAAAGCCTCCTTAACTGGAACAACTACATCTTGGCCATCTACTTGGAGTTTAACGAATTTATCGCTAATCTCTGTATAGTCAAAAAGTTCTTGTTCTTGTTCTGGAGTTTCTGCTGTGACCTCTGTCACTTCATCAACTTGTCCACTTTCTGTGGGGTCAACTACGTTTTCAGGGTTAGCAATATTATTATCATCTGTCATTGTTGGAGTCCTATCCTTCTTTGGTTATTCCTATTGGGTTTTCTATCTCCCTATATTATAGGGAAGTTCATTACATTATTTTTACTGTCCACCTGATAATAATGCTTGAATTACTTCTGGTGGGAGACTTTGTATACTTGCTGGCAACGCACCTGCGCCTGGTTGGGCACCTGGACCTTGGATTGGAGCACCTGCTCCTGCAATTAAACCTGGTGGAACTTCTGTTGCCATTTGGTCTGGTGTCATGCCAGGTGGTAAACCTTGACCTTCTAAAGCTGCTTGGTCTGGTGTCATGCCAGGTGGTAAACCTTGACCTTCTAAAGCTGCTTGGTCTGGAGTCATACCTTCAGGAGCTTGAGGTGGTGGAGCTTGTTGTAAGAATGAACCTGGGTCTTTTACTCCAAATCCTTGCGACAACACGTACTCTGCTAGTTTTGGTAGGTTTACAAGTCCTGCCTGGGCAAATGGTTGCATTGCTGAAACTATTTGTAGTGCCATATCTCTACGGAAAGCTTCATTGCGAGGAGCGGTAGAACCAGCCTCAACTGTGTAATCAAATTCACCGCTAATATAATCTTTGTCAAATGTTAAGAATACTGGAGCTGCTTCTGTGCCTACTATTCTTACAGTTTGCTCTCCAGTCATAAACTGTTGAGCTAGCATTATAAGATTAGAAGCACATGCTGCTATGCCATTTTCTATTGCAACTAGCTTTTCTGCGACTCTAGCATTGCCTGCTTCAGCAATAATTGATGCTTCACGGGCAGTTCTAGTTGTTTCTGGAATTGCACCACGCTGGTATTCAGATACGCCAGATACACGGTCAATGTCATTTTGAATTAAAGCTGACTGATTATAAAATTCAGGTGGGTTGATTAGCGCTGGCATTGGTACAACTACATTGGCCAAGCTTTCGCCAGACTTGACTGGAACGATAACATTATCTTCGTCTGATGCTAAAGCCTGACGACCATCATCATCGAATGCTGATTCTTGGAACAACCACTTACGGCTATAACGCTTTCTGTGCAACATCATTTGTGTACGAGTTTCGTTTAATTCGTATTGCAATGGCTCAATTGCTTCAAGTTCTCCCATTGGATAAAAGAATCCAGGGATGTCATAGTTACGCAACATGAAGAAAGGGTGACCAAAGGCGTATGGCATCTGTGTTGGTTTAATTAAAAACTTGTCTCCACCCGAATCAGAGAACACGCTCATCTCACCAGTATCAATATTATAATATTCATATATATCACAATAAGCGTTTTCTGGATTGGCGTTTTGTGATGCTTGAGCTGACATGTAGCCAGTTCCTTGAGTGCCATACTTTTGATAGCCTGAAGGACTTAGTTCTTTTCTTGCGGCGGCATCATAACGCTTGTCTGCTTTGGCGTCTTTTAGCGTGCGACGTGTGCGCTGAGCAATCCAACGTGCATCTTCCATTGTTGAAGCGTCCGTGTCAATAAACATTTCAAACGGGTCAACACGTTCTAAGAATGGTCTATCTTCTCTGATGATTGTTGTTGCCTCGACGTCATCAGCAGGTTCTCTAGTTGCCAGGTCATCAGCTGTATATTCTATATCGTCAGCTTTGGATTCTTCAACAAAGCGATACCCAGTTTTAACCCAGCCATACCCAAGTATAAGGTAATCTTTAACGGCACGTTGAAATTCTTTTTGACATCCATAATGCCCCCACCAATAGTTGATGATTGATTCTGTTACTATTGCTTTGTCGGCATCTTGTGGTTTGCGTGGATTGACATTGATTTTTGGACGACCAATAGAAACGGCAGGTGCCAATGTGTTGATTGTTGAGAATGCAATGTTGACAAGCAAACGGTCGCCTGTTGCCTGACCACGATATTGACGACCACGATACAAGTTAATCATACGCTGCCAAAGATTATCGTAACCTTCGTTTTGACGCCAGCGTTGAGAGTAGTCTATGTTACCTCTATATGTTGATAATTTATCTAAATTACTTTGGCGAGCCATCTAACAATCCTCTTGTTTATTAATGTAATATCTTTTTTGACTTTGTTGATTTCTACATGTTCTGCAACGACGAGCGTTTTTTGAATCTACATAAATATCTTTGTGACCATACCTGCATTCTGTAATACGACGAGCATTAGTCTTGTATCCTTGGCTGTTGCTTCTACCCTTTTGTTCTCTATCTACGGCGTTATCTTTAGGTGTTCCTAAAAATAAATGTTCTGGATTAACGCATGAACGAACGTCACAAGTATGACAAATATGCATTCCTTCTGGAATTTTTCCATTAACCAATTCCCACGACAGTCGGTGAGTACTTATATATTTTTTATTGATATTAATTTTACCATAACCATATTTAGTTAAACTACCTGTCCATAGCCAACAAGAATTTGTTTTATTTACTTTATCGTAAAAACGATTCATTTGCAGTCCCATTTCTTTAGAGCCAACGCTTTACGAGTTGGTCTTCCTTTTGAATCCTTCATTGGACCTTTTACTCCACCCATTCTTGCGCAAAATGATTTTCTTCTTGCGGCAGCTTTGGGGGACTTCTTAGCTTGCTTAGCAGACACAGGTGGTTTTAGTGTTCCACCAGTTTCGGCTTTATAAGATGCACGCCCCTTAGCATTTAAGCCACCTTTAGGGTTTTTGCCTTCTGACCTTTGCCATGCAGGAGTCTTAGCCATTATTTTTTCTTTCTGCGAGATACGACAATCTTGCCGTCTTTCTCCATAACTTTCATACCAGCATTTTCCGTATGTTTTTTTAATTGACTATACTTTTGCGCAACGGTAAGTTTTTTAGCCACTATTTACCTTTAGCTGCTCTCATTGAGTCTACGAGATTTGGATACTTGCGTCCTGCTTTTTTAGCTGCAGCTTTAGCTGATGCCTTTTGTGCTGGTGTAAGTTTCTTAGGCTTGCCTAATGACTTTGGTCTTGGCTTTTCCCAAACTTCTTTAACGCTTTTTCTTTTTGTTGCCATTTTTCTTTTTCCTCGCTGGTATATATTTCTTTTTTGTTGTTGACGGCAGTGCTGGATAATTTGGATTAGCGGGCATTATCTAGCGTTTGTGTTAGATACAGCTGTAACAACAATGTCTACGTTGCCAACAAAACCAGATGCTGATTTAACAACAAGAGTAGTTAAACCTGCAACTGGAACTCTTCCAGTCCATACTTCAGATGATGGGCTTGAACCAGCTTCTGATGTAACAGCTGTAGTCCAGTTTGTGCTCTCTAGTTCTTGCACTGCAATTGCAGTATAAGTTGTTCCTGTGTTGGTTGCATAGAATTCTATGTTACCATCCCAAATTCCAGAAAGTCTAATAACTGCATCTGAGTAATCTGAAACAGCAAAAGTTCTTTCAACCGAAGCACTTGTTAGAGTAGATGTGTAAGTTTGCATTTATTTTCTCTTTCCTTTTTTAAGTGCTTTAAAGTCAGCACCAGTTATTTTATCTTTAGGATTTGCTGCTTCGGCAATCTTTTTTTGCTTTGATGATAACGCTTTTTTATAAGCTGCACCCATTGGCGTTTCAGTAACAGCAACCATAATACCAAATTTTGGTTTGCCTTTTTTGTTTATCATTTGTTTTTCTTTCCTTTTTTAGTTTTGAATTGTACTGTTTTTATTTTCTTTGGTTTTTTTACGGCTTTTAATTTAGGAAATTTATATTTATTTATCTTCATTCTTTTTCTTCCTTGTTCTATGAAGATGCCAGGACAGGTGGTTATCTAATTTTTCATCTACCATATCAACCTTGTAAGCTACCTTATGAAGCAAATCTCTTGACTCTGCGTGTTGGCTGGTGTTTTCGCTTCTAAGCTTTTGGACTACAACTACCAAAGGTCCTCCTATAACGGCAACAACAATAGGGACCAGCCACTCCATGCTAGATGAGTTCTTTCCTTGTGGAGACTTTTTCTACGTTTGGCATTGATTCATACATCCTTTGAGTCTCTCTTAT